CCCCTACTCCTCACAATTACTACCCCCCCGCTTAAAATTTTCAATCTAGCATAAATACACCACCCGGGAATCGCTTGGGCATGGCACGGGAATACAGGCAGTAACCACACCAGTAATCATAGCCACTGGCACAAAGGGGGGTGTTCCGGGAACTGGGGGGGGGGGTGAAATCTTTGTGAAATGTTGAATGTTATTGTTATGTTAGCCCGCAATGATTCCCGAACATGCAACAAGAAGCCTATTTATTAGCTCCGGCACAATTACCCACAACCACATGCATCCGCAACTGAATCACTGATGCATAAAAATCACTTCGGAAATAAATTTTCAGGAATACGCAATCCGCGCTTGCCAAACTGGCGAAAACCCATATAATTATGGGCACGGAAACAAGAAAAAAACAGAACGCAAACTCCCAAGTCCGGCGCAATCTCCGATAGGGGCGCATAATAGGTCGGCGCGACTGGTACGAGTGTCGAGGGTTCACAAGGCAGAAGCCGGCCCGACATCGCCCGTGGTTTCCAGCGTTCCCCACTAGATTAACCTCGGTTTGCGTCATTCCGTATTCTTTAGGCAATTTCGCCACTGTCAAATGGAGTGTTTCAAATGGACGATCAGACGCAAGCCCAGACCACGGAAGAAACTGCCGTCACCGAAACGACGGAAACCAAAACCGAAACCGACGGCAAGACTGCGAACTACGACGGCATCAAAAAATTCGAAGACTTGCCCGCTCGTGAATTCTTCGCGGTTGATACCGAGGGCGAAAAACTGGCCGCGTATGTCGCGCGTGTCATCGCGCTCAAGCCGGAAGCTTTGCCTGTCATCCAATACGACAAGGAAATTCCTGCTGGATGGACGGTCGGCGTCGGCAAGATGCAGGAAACCGTCACGGTCGGCGACAAGAAGGAACGGAAGACGTTGGCTATCATCGTCTGGCCCGTTCCGGGGATCGAAGCCCTTGCGACGGACCGGCAGGGCTTGGAATTCCTGGCCGACACCGTCAACCGGGCGGCGATGGATCAAATCCTTCGTCCCTTCCGCAATCGCAAGCCCGAAGAATTCGGGACGGCGGCAACGGAATGCCCCACCACCATTGCGGAATTCGCCAGCACGCGAACCCGTGAAGGCATTTACAAGGCATTCACCGAACTAGCCCCGGGTATCTTGTCCAATCTACGGCAGAAGTTCCCGGGCGTTGAAGCTTTCAAGAAGATGACTCCGGCATTCCTCCGGTCCTGCCTGGAAAACAAAGCGTTCGCTCTGGATTTCAGCGAGGAACTGGAAAACAAGGGGTTCTGGAAACGCATTATCGACCTGATGCAAGCCAGCGCCGACAAGGCCGGTCTTTCCACCCAGGTTTTCACGCTCTGGAAGGAAACCAGGGACGCGCAGACGGTCAAATCTGTCGAGGATGTTGACTTCGATAGTTTCTTTGCTTCCGGTGATGAAGACACCCCCGCGTAATTGCAACGCGGCATTACCCAGGAACGCCAGGGGGTGACAATCCCCTGGCGTTTTCTTTAGGCAATTTCGCCAACTCAAATCGGAGGTTAATCAAATGTACGTTGTGACCGTTTACCTCGATGGAACCCATGCCCGCATCCTGACGGAAGTATACGGCCCGTTCGGTTCCTACCGCGAAGCCGATGCGTTTATCACCGCGAACAAGGAAGCCAATGCAATTGAAGTTTGGATTGTCCATCCGCTTTACCGGGACGTATGCAAATGAGCCGGGCAAATCCAGACGGGACAAGGGAACCGAACATTGCAACTCGGTTTGTCGTCTTCTCCGTGATAAGCGATAAGCCTTACAGCTCAACGGTCGAGTACGGAATGCGGTTCTTTTCTCACGAAGCCGATGCTCGAAAATTCTATGCAACGACGCAACCGTATGACGTATGGGCATGGCTTTCAACCTGGCATGAAGTGCACGACCATGTTCCCGGATGAAACAAAAGCGGGAATGATCGCCGGTCTATCCGGCCTTGATCCTCGCACCGTTTACAATCGCGGGTATATGATGACGGCAGGAATGAGGCAGCCAGAACGAATCGAAGCACTCGCCCGGTACCTCATCGGTTACGAACAGACCTACCGCCATCGCCGCCTAGTCACAGAACTCCGTGACGCTCTGGAAGCAAATGGCTTCTGGAAGAAATGAATAGGTGGGGAACGCTGAATTTTTTTGCTGCTTTATTGCAAATGATTCTCAATCGCAACTGGCCCGCTCGCTGACGCTCGCATATGGAATTCGCTTCGCTCATGTGTTATTGTGAAGAAGCGTCCGGCGCTAGAAGTAGGGGGAGGGGTATCCCCCATTCGCACGGTCGCGCCGGACGGGTAAATATGCAGGCTACAAATTTTTCCTAAATTTTTTTCATTCCTCCATCCTGTATTCCTCACTTTGTTAGGTGCCCTATGTCGCATGAGATGGTTCACGTTGCGGAAGGCGTCGAGTTGGCGGCCTTCGAGAAGCAGAGTCCGGAGTTAGTTCGGCTCGCGACGTTTGTCATGCGTGGGATTTCGAGTAAGGCGATATGTGAGTCATTTGGGTTTTCTGAATCGCGGCTTTCCCAGATTAAGGAGGAGCCGTTGTTTCAGCAGGTCTATCAGGCTGTGGTGAAAAGTGCTGCGGAAGCTTTGGTGAATACTGATTCTGCTTGGGATCGGCTGGAAGCGAAGGCGTTGTCGACACTTGAGTCGGTGTTAAAGTTTTCTCGTGATCCTAAATTGGCCCTCAACGTTGCGGTGCAAGCGAATCGAGCTGAGAGAAGGACGCGTCCTGGGAATAAGACCCTTGATCCGTCGGGCGGGGTTGGTGGCCGACGGGCTGTCATTACGCTTTCACAGCGAATTGTTGAGAAGCTGAATGAAACACAGGTTGGTAAGGCTGGAGGCGTGCGAACCGTTGCAGGGGAGCGAGCGACAACCAATACTGTGACCGTGGAGGAATTGAATCAGGCGTTTAAAGGTTCTGATGATTTGGATACTGCCCCGTTGTTGACTGATATGCTTGGACCTTCGCGTGATTGAATCTAATGTGAAACCTGATGTTCATGTCCTTGAAGCCCAAGGGGATGTTGGGCAGCTGAAAACTGCGTTGCGGAATGACGCGGAGTTCTTCATTGATTTTTTCATGCATGATGAATTGGTATGGGATATTCCAGTTCTTCATACTGATGTGTTTAAACATATTAAAAATTTAGATGTTATTCGACTTGTCCTTGCCATACCACGCGGGCACGCGAAGACCACGTTGTCGAAGTTAGGTGTGATTTGGTATTTTCTTTTCTCTAATTATTCCTTCTGTGTATATCTATCAAATACAGCACCGATTGCGAAAAATGCGTGCCGCGACATCATGGAGATGCTTCAAAGTGATAACTTCCGTTCTGTATTCGGTGATATCAAAGTCACTAAGCACGATGAAACGCAAGGGCTTTGGATCTTTCATATTGGTACCAAGCGATGTATTCTTCGCGGAATGGGAGCGAATCAGCAGGTGCGCGGTATTAATATTGGGCATCAACGTCCGGATATTGTAGTTGTTGATGACCTTGAAGATAAAGAGAATATTAAGAATGCCACGCTTTTGAAGCAATTAATCGAGTGGTTCTTCTCTACGTTCATCAAAGCCCTTGCGAAACATCATAAGATCATGTATCTCGGGAACATGGTGGCGATTCATTGTCTTCTTGGCATCCTGACGAAATCCCCTCATTGGACTTCCATCGTCTACGGATGCTTGATCCGGGGAGCTACGGGCTTGCTTGAGCCTCTTTGGCCTGATTTGTGGCCGATGGAAGCTCTCATGGAGGATTACCGCGAGTATCAACGGCTCGGCCTTCTGCATTTGTGGATGGCCGAGATGATGAACATGCCGGTGACGGGGACAAACGGGTTTGGTAGTGACCAGTTTTATTATCAACAACGTCCGTTTCCTGACGATTGCTTGGCTACATTCATTACGATTGACCCGGCGTTCTCAAAAAATCGAAGATCGGATTGTACCGCGATTGTTGTGCATGCAATTCTCTCTAATTCAGCTACGATGGTTGTCGATCATACGTCGAAGAAGATGTCGGAAGGTGAGATTTTTGATGAGATGTTAACGCTTGCATTAAGATGGAACGCTTGGACAATTGGAATTGAGTCTGTTGCCGCGCAGAAAGTTTTGATCACACTTTTCAAGGTTCTTTGTGCTGATAAGAAGATAACGAATTTACAAATTGTCCCAATCCACATCGGTAACGCGTCTAAACTTGCTAGGATTAGCGCGTGGGTTGGGACGATGGAGCAAAAAGCCTACGCATTACCTGTGGGCGACATGGAAATAACGTCACAATTGCTCACGTATGATAAAACAAAAGAGCAAAATGACGATGATTTGATTGATTGTTGCTCCGCTGGGCTTATTATGTTAGAACATTACCTGGGGCTCATCATGTCGACGTATCAACAAGCCCAGGAACACACCATTCAGGGTGAAGCAGAGGTATGTAATGTCTGATATGCATGAAATGCTCCTTCCGGCTGTGAAAAAGCCTTTGATGGCCCCACCGCACGCAACTCATCCGTTCAAGCATGAGACGAATCATAAAAAATTGTTGGAGTATTTGAAACAGCGTATTGATTTCGCTGCAACGACTCGTGATGCTCTTATCCCGAGGTACGAAGCGATTGATAAAGATGTTGCTGGTTACCTTGAATTGTCGGATGATGACAAGAAACGAAGAGTTGAGGAGTTGCAGGGGAAGGGTCCGACTGTTACGACCATGAATCTTCCGTTGGTTCTCCTGCATCTTGATGATGCATTGACGTACTTTATGAATGTCTTCGCCCCGGAATCTGGAATGTTCCAGGCTGTGGCTAAGAAGGATGAGATTCAGATCGCAAATGCCTTTGCTGCTTTGATGAACTCTCACGCGTTAGAGCGTTCATATTTTCGGCAGTTACTTAAGTTCCTGTTCGATTGCATGAAGTACAATCTCGGTGGGATTGAAACCGTGTGGGAGCAGGAATACGGAAACGCTATTAAGAACGATGAAGGTCGTGGGCCTAAGATTGTCCAAGACATCCTCTGGGAAGGGAATGATTTTAAATCCCTTGATATGTATAATACAATGTGGGACCCTTCTACGCACCCGATCGACGTGCATTCAAAGGGCGAATACGTTATCACTGTGAAGATGATTACGCAGTACAAACTGCGACGTCTTATCCAGGATGGCGTTATTCAGAATGCCGATGCGTTGATGGATAATGCCCAGACAGCCCGGGTTGAATCTTGGTATCATACGCCCCCGCAGTTGTTCGATGCTCGATCCCTCGGAGTCAATGACAAACCAGGCGGGAATATCAATTGGTTGGCGCTCCTTTCCGAGGGAACATTTAATCAATTGGGGTCCGGTATTGAGTTTGCCCATGTGTATATTCACATCGTGCCGACTCAATTTGGCCTTATTCCCGCGTCCGAGAAAGGACGGGATCGGCTTGAAACCTGGCGAATCACAATTGCTAACGGCATTAAGATTGTCAGTGCTGTCCACATGCCAAACGCACATGGGAAACTTCCGTTTAATTTCGCGAGTCCGATGGAGGATAATCTGGGGTTGGCGCAAAAATCCATTGCGGAGATTCTCGCACCGTTACAATCGTTCGGTTCTTTCCTCGTGAATACGCACACAGCGGCCACCCGAAAGAATATTTGGGACCTCATCATTTATGATCCGACGGTGATTCCTCTGGAGAAACTGGGGAAGGGTGATGTCGCAGGGCGAATTCCTGTCAATGCGGCAGGATATGGGAAAGACATTCATCAATCCATCTGGCAGAACACGAATCAGATGGACACAAAGGATACAATGGGGCAGCTGAAGCAAGTAATTGAGTTGATGCAATTGCTTTGGCCGACGTCTGCAATGCCGAATCAGATAGCGCAAATGGATAGAGCGGTTGAAGCCCAGGTTACGACAACTGTGCAATCGGCAAATCGGCGATTGCAGAAAGCCGCGAAGTTGATTGATGACCAGGCATTGCGGCCTTCTCGCTTCATCATGCATTGGAATATTCTACAATTCCAGCAGAAGATGACGTTGTTGACGCCTGATGGCCAGACTGTCGAGATTGATCCCGCGCAATTCCGTGAAGCGAATATCAAATTGCTCGTTGGGGCTGGATTGCAGTCAATCGACAGACAGATTGTCCAGATGCAGATTCAACGTTTGGTCAATTCAATCATTCAGAATCAGGAAGCTGCTGTTCAATTCGATCTTCCGGCGTTGCTGAATATGCTGTCGGACATGATGGATATTCGTGTTGATCTCACGCAGTTTCGGCGGGTTCAACCGCAAATTCCTGGACAGGTCCCGGGTGCTCCACCTGCGGGGCAAGCGCAGGAGGCGTAATGTTTACACATCTTTTTTACGAAATGTCTGAAGGTTATCAAACGATAATGCTTCAAGCTATGTGCAACGAGGGATTCTATCTGTTCCTCGATGAGCACATCAAAGTACTGGAATCCCAGATGATTAATTTGGATCCTGAGGCGGAGGATTTTCTTTCCAAAGCTCGGGAACTCAAATTTCATCGAAGCTTCTGGTTATCCCTCAAAGAACTGCTGAACAAGGAACAGGCACATGCTTAAATTGCGTCTCATGAATTCTACGGCTCCTTCTGTTTACCGAATGGCTGACACTGGTTCTGGCACTCCGGCGGCTGCTGCCGCAGCTGAATCCAGTCACGACGAAAATAACTCTGGCGCTGACGATGAAAACTTTGCAGACTACTGGGATCAGCCAGGGAATGGCGATGGTTCTGTAACTCCTCCGGCGCAAGTTATTCCGCCTGTGGCTACACAGGAATCTCCAATTGCGCAGTTCCAGAAATTTGTGGCTACCATGGATTTTGGATCTGTCATGACTCCAGATATCCAATCGGAGTTGCAGAATGGGGATTTTACCAACTTCAACGCGAGCATGAATAAAACCATGCAGAAGGTGGTGGAACAAACTGTGATGCTCACGGCGAAGATGATTGACCACGCCGGGCAGACGACGAAGAAAGATGTTTCTCAGTTGGTGACTGGGCATATTTCTTCCAACGATGCTAAACGTGCATTGTTTGCTGCTATTCCTGCGGCTCGTGATAAGGCGATTGCGCCGATCGCTGAAGGTGTAATGGCGCAAGCGTTGCGGAGAACGAAGGGTAATGTCGATCAAGCGGTCGATATGACGAAAAAGTATCTCGCAGCGATGGCAAAAGCGACGAGTTCGAGTTTAGGAATTACCGTAGTGCCCCAAGGTGAACCAGGTTCTGAGGGGCTACTATCAAATTCCGATAATCCGCAGCCTGATTGGCTCAAGGATGTATTCGGAATGATGAAAGCCGAATGAAGAACCTGGTGTGAAGAAGGAGAGTTCTAAATGGCAGTGAAAGGTGTCTTTGCAAGCGATCAGAACATCGTGGGGACACGCGTCGGTGATTTTGCTTCGTCTCTTTTGCAAGTGAATCCGACGGGGTCTGCGCCGATGCTCGCGCTTACTTCGGGAATGCAATCGCGTCCTGCGACGGATACGATTGTCAACTGGTTTGAGGAAGTGAAACTCACTGGGCGTACGAAAGTTTCGTCGGTCAATGGGAATGGTGATGGTGTTTTGTTCACTCTCGCCGATGCTTCCTCGTATGTCGCGGGTACGGTTCTTCTCGTGGAAGCCACCGGTGAAGTTCTTCTCGTCACTTCGGTGTCGGGGAATACGGTCACTGTTGTGCGTTCCATTGGCGGGACCACGGCCACGACGATTACCACGTCGCATTACACGCAGCGAATTGGTAACGGTCACGCGGAAGGTTCTTTGATGCCGCAGGCTGTCGTCAATCTCGGTGATGTGCGATTCAACGTCACGCAGATTTTCCGAAATGCTTGGAGCATCACGGGAACTGCGAAGGCGATTCGGTACCACACTGGTTCCCAGGTGGCGAAGAATCGAGCCGATTGCGGTTTCTTCCACGCGGAAGACATCGAGCGTGCGTTGATTTGGGGTGTGAAGCATATCGGTGTGATGGATGGGCAACCATTCCGTCTCATGGATGGCTTACTTGCTCAATCGACCAATCACGGCGGGACGGTGTCGGCACAGTCGACGAATACGAAATGGTCGGACCTTCTGACGCATTTCGAGTCCGTGTTCGCTGTGAACATCAAGGGCAAACCGAATGAGCGCATTACGTTCTGCGGGAATTCCGTTGTTACTGTTATCAACCGAATCGCTGCGCTGAACAGTGAACTCGAATTGAGTCAGGGAGCTACGGAATTTGGGCTGAATGTCACCACGCTCATCATGCCCTACGGTCGTGTGTCACTCATGACGCATCCTCTGATGAATGAGAATGCGTTGTGGTCGAAGGCAATGTACACCTGGCATCCCGGTGGGATTCAGACTCGCTATCTGCGTTCGACGAATATCGAGGCCTACGACAAAAATGGGACTCGTATCGCTGGCGTGGATGCCGATCAGGGCGTGTACACGACCGAACTTTCCATTCAGCAAATGGCCGCGCAGACTTCTGGTATCTACACCGGAATTGATACTGCGGCTGCTGAAGCGTAATTCATCATCTGCCTGTCCAGAGGAGTATGTGATGTCCGCCAGCCAATCAAAATTTGAACCGGTCAATTATTACTCCAAGGCGAGGACGTTTGTTCTTGGTGGTTTCCGATTTGAAAATCATCAGTTGCAGATTGAATCGCAGGAGGATTATGAACGATTCGAGAAATTGCTTGAAGGCCTGAAACCGATTGATCGTACGATGGTTCGTACGGTTTCAACTGCTGCGGCTGATTCCGTGGCTAAACAGTTCATGAAACAACGATCGCATTCAGGCCCAATGGGTTCGACAGCTGCTGCCCTCGGTATGGATAAACTGAGGGAAATGCAAACGAATGAGGACTTGATGCGGGCTGGGATTGATCCGTATGCTGCAAAGATGTCTCCGATTGAAGGGACAGACAATCTCAGTCAGTTGGTTGCTACGCCTATGCAGAAGGCCGAGCCGCAGAAGCCCGAATCTTCAGCTCCTGTTGGCCTGGCAGCTCTTATTCGGAAAGGGTAATTGATGTTCACTTTCTCTGAAATGGTCGATGCGGCAGCGGCACGAAGTAATCGGCCAGATCGGATTGTTGACATCGCAGCATTCCTCAACCAGACTGTTCGAGATTTGCATACTACGGCCACGAATCAGCCTGTGCTTTACTCGAAGAATCTGGTTGAGGATCAGCTGATTGCTGACATTGCCACTGGATATTCTTGGCAATTACCATCAAATACTCAGATGTTTTTGACCGCTCGTTATTCTAGTGTCCAAACTCCTAAGTTTTTGGATGGAGTTTACCCCGTTCCGATGAAACCGGGGCGTGCCATGAATAACGAGGATTATTATTATTACATGGCTGGCGGATTTGTTTATTTCAAAGGATACGGAGGGGTCGGCGGTACGATTGATCTCGCCTATTATACGTATCCGAAACGCTTGGTGTATTACGCGATTGTCGCCGAGCGTCCTGCGACGTATGATTTAGCCACGGAAACGTGGGAATACTTGACGGCTGTGACCGACGATGAAAAAGTGATAGCCCGAGCTTTAGTGACTAATTGGCTTTTAACCGATTGGTATGATGTCTGCCTTGAGGGAACATTAGCCAAATTGTTTAAAATACTCGGAGATGAGAAACGTGCGATTACTGCGTACGCGTTGTACCAGCAACAACGCACACAACTATGGGGGACTGAATCAATTGACTCAGCAGGGATTTAGTAACCGGTCGACCGATGGATATGATCCGATGAGCAGATTTCTTCGATTATTCTCCATTGTTGGTGGCACCATTCTTGGTACGATGGTTGTAGGAATGGTGTTTGTGAATTTGTCAAATGCCCAGACTAAATTGGAAGGACAGCAACTTGGTCTTTCCGAGCGAATGGCAAATAGCGAGGCGGCGCTACGAGAGCTCCGTTTATTTGTATCCCAGCAAGCGGCACTCAATGTAAAATTTCAGATTACTTTTGATAACATTGATCAGGCGCAAGGGACTATGACAAAGATGTTGGAGCGGTTGCAAACGGAATTAATTGAGCAAGAAAAGGAAGCGCGGCGTAATGTCAATTAATTTAACTACTCCGCTGCACAGTCTCCGTGCATATTTATCCGGTGCGGTCACTCTGAACGAACCCAATTATTTTGTGTCTTATCTCGCTAAACGGGCCAATGACAATGAAGAAGAAGAATTCTCTGTAGTTGGATTTTTTTCCAGTGCTACTCCAATTGTTTTGGTTTCTCCACCGGACGGTTCTACCCTTTTACGTAAATCAATTTCAGAAATTCTCATTCACAACGAAGACTCAGTTTCGTGTACTGTCAATCTCGCCGTAGTGATTGCTTCTGTGGAATATCATTTTGTTACCAAGGCTGTTGGGGCGGAACAAACATTGCATTATTCCCCGACATCCGGGTTTCAACTATTTTAATTAGGCAATTTTGCCGGAGTAAGGAGTCCTGATATGAGTGAAAGCACTGGTTCCAAGAGGACGGAACAAGCACTTCTGGATGACGATGGTTTCCAGAAGATGAAACGAGGCCTTCCCCCGTCGTTTCAGTGGGTGAAGGATCTGCTCGCCTCAGTGTATATTCTTCCGGAAGATGACACTCCGGCGTCCGTCAAGTTCGAATTCAATGAAGATTTCTTTGGTACGTGGGCTATCGGCGATGCTGGGCCTGCGGACCATTGGTCTTCGACGGCTGGCAGCGGTACAGGCAATCAGGTTGCTACGACTGTTGCAAATTCGGTCAACGGTACAGTCACGTTGAAATCTGCCAGTGACGACGGCACGCATGCTGCGAATTGTTCCGCTTTGACTACTCTGCCTTTGGCCTTCAAGCCGAGTCAGGGTGGACTTGTCATGGAAGCTCGGCTGAAGATTGACGATGTTTCCGAAGCGGTTTTGTTCGTCGGATTCACGGATACGATTTCGACTACCGTGGAACTTCCGATTTTCCTCGTAGCGGCGGACATTGACAGCGATGCTGCGAATGCCGTTGGCGTCGGCTATGACGTGGATGGCACGACGAAGCGTTTCTTCCATGGCGGCGTGAATGCCAATACTGACAGTGTTCCGGCCTTTTCTGCTCATGCGCCGGTCGACGACACGTATTTCACCGTGAAAGTGGAAGTTTCTGCTACTGGCGGTGTTCGTGGTTACATCAATGATGATGTGATTGGCGTGGAAGTTCCGGCAGTTGTGGCTCCGGCGACGGCTTTGTGCGGTGCCATCGTCATCGGCAATCGTTCTGCGAATCAGGTTATCGCAACGATCGACTACGTTCGCTTCGAACAGAATCGGTAATCCTGCGGCCGCGGATGGTGGGGGGAAGGGAATTTTCACCTCCCGGGTTCCCTCCCCCCCCCCACTTGCGGATTGGAGACAATCAATGAGTAGAATTGGCGGACGATACATTATTCAGCTTGACGAGAAGAAGATTATTCTTCCGAATACTGTTACTGATGAAGGGGAAACTGAATTTCTCAAAATGATTTTCCGTGCCGATTTGTCCCTTATCGACGCTGGGGCGAATTGGTATGTTGGTTTGACACATATCACTCCCGCAGATACGCTGGTTTTGTCCGATGTTGCAGCCGCAGAACCAACTGTTGCGAATGGTTACGCGAGGCAGGCGCTTACTCGCGATGCTTCTGGTTGGCCATTTCTCTCACAAGTTAATGGGGAAACTGCGATTCGCAGCGCGGTTCTTGCTTTCTCAGCCTCCGGGGGTGATTACGATAAGGCCATCAGTCGAATGTTTCTGACTGACGCTGCGTCTGGAACCACTGGTACGTTATTCAGTATCAGTGCGGCGCTTGCTGCTGCTGTGACGCTAGGTAATGGGCAATCTTTGTCCCTCCAGTATGAATCGTATCTGTACTGATGCCAAATCAAAATCTTAAAGGTATCGATATTGGTGGTCTTCTTCCGGCGTTAGACCGAAGGAAGTCACAGAAACCGTTTGTTGTCGACGGAAAGAATTTCGTCTTTGACATTGATGGGCCGAAATCTGCCTTTGGCGGTTTATTTCTTTCCAAGCAGCTAATTTCAAATCCGTTACACACTGAATCCTTTGATATTGAGGGTGTATCGTATTTATTCACGTCTACAGGAATTATGCGGTTGGATTCGGGGACCTTGATGTGGGTTCCAGTTCATATCTTTGCTTCTTCGATTGTTGGCAATCCACATAAATGGACGCGTGGGCGCGTAAATACTCTTGAATTTTTCTGTCATCCTGAAATTGGAATTATTTACTACGATACAGTTAATCTAATTTTTAACCCGTTATCCGTTGCCGGGCTTCCAGACAATCCGGTAGCAATCGCCGCGATTCGTTCTCGGTTGTATATCGCAGGGGAATTGGAAGTTGTGTGGAGTGCCCAGGATGACGGCACTGATCTTGTGACTGATTTAGCCACAGGTGCTGGTTTTCAAGCTTTATCAATTCTCGGGGGCGACACCATTTCCTGCGCTATTTATGGGATGGAAACGGAACTTTCTGCTGATTTTGGCGTACTTGTATTCACAACAAATGGCATTCTTCGTAGCCGATTTACCGGAAATGTTGGTACATTCTCGCATTCTGTTATGCTTCGTTCCACAGCGGAAGTGCTGATTAATTCATTCTGTCTTATCCCGCTGGAATCAGGGGAGCTAGTATACGTTACGAAGACTGGCCTTTACGCTACAAAAGGAAGTACTCCGAAGAAATGGTCGGCTATTTTCAGCGAATATCTCATTCAGGAATTTAAAAAATACGATCTAACCCGACCTTCCATTATTCGACTCACATGGATTCCGGATGAACAATGGTTCTGTCTCTCCTTAGCGGAGACAATCAGTGTTCCGTATAACCGCATGTTTGTTCTCTATGTACCGACTGAACGTTTAGGGTACATGGATAAACTGCATTATTCAATCGTTAGAATCACGATTGAATCAGGGCCGAAGGCTGGTTCCCATTGGGGGCATATTGATTCTGATGGGCGATTCCTTGCTTGGTCTGGTTTGGCTAATGTTGAATATATCGCAGATTCTGAATTAAGTTATTTATTTAAACCTTTGAAGCAATATCCTGCGCGGTATGACGCAGTTTTGGGTGCCTACGTACTTCCATCGGTCATGCGAATGGGAGATGTTCCTGAATCAAATTTGGCATTACACCCATTTGGTTATTATACCAGTGCGTACGTTGAATTACCGGATATTGTTGTTAATCTGCTACAGTTTGCCGACGACGCAGGTCCTCCATTATTCGACGAAGATTATAATTTTCTTCCCGATTCTTCTGTTGATTACCTGGTTGATTCTGGCGATGAAGATTGGAATGACGACACGACAACTGTACTTCGTTCCGTTATGGCTATGTCTAATCCGATTTTGCAGTTGACCTTCACACCAGTTTCCTCAGTATTTCAGACGCTTGATTCGAAAATTTGCATTGGGCTTTTGCGCTGGGAAGAACAACAATTTCCTGATGAACTTGGCATGGTCACTAATATGTCAATTGGAATGCCGATATCTGGTGATCTTGATGCCGCTGAAGAAGATTGGAATTTACTTTCCGGTGAAGAAGATTGGAATTTAATGACGGACGATGAAGATTGGGGATATAATGTCACTGACCACATTGATTACAATTTGACGTTTATTTCTACTTTAGACGGATATACACCATTTAATACAGTTATTCCAGATTTAGTTAAACAAGATGCGGCGGCAAATTTCTACGCGTTGATGTCCACAGGTATTTACCACATTGCTGAAATTTCGGCTGTGGAGCCTGGACAATCATTTCACTTGAAATCACTAGAAGCCAGCGGCATACTTGCTGGTAGATTGTAAGGAATACTGGCATGACAAAACGCGTACAGATCGTTGGTCACGCAACTACTGCGGCGAATTCGTTTCTTGGCCGGGAACGAGAAGTCACGGTGGATACAACCACGCATGAATTGCGAGTCCATGATGGCTTGACTACGGGTGGATTCAGGATTCTTAATACGACACAATTATCCGTTGTTTTCCAGCCATTGGACGCCAATCTTTCTGCTCTTGCTGCCTTGGATGCGTCAGCTGGTATTCTTGTACGAAATGCCGACGAGACTTTTATCCGGAGAACTTTGACAGGAACAGCTGGTTCTGTCACTGTTTCAAACGGTGACGGTGTTTCTGGAAATCCTACAATCACGCTTCCTGCAACGTTGACACAAGATCATGTATTTTCCGGAGCCGTTGGACTACCGGGCTCTATCACCTTGACAGCTGCAGGTGAAATTGATTTCACACTTGGTACCGCGACATTCGCTGCTGGTCAAATTTCATTTACTTCGATTACTGGAGTGCAAGCTAGTAATGCTGCGTTGACTAGCATTGCAGGCTTGACTACTGAAGCGGATCGTATGATTTACACAACAGCCTCAGATACATATGCTGTTGCAGCTTTGACTTCATTTGGCCGATCTATGCTCGACGATGCCGATGCGGCTACCGTGCGAGGAACTCTTGGGCTTGCTGGGGCTGCGCTTTTAGCGGTTGGAACTACAGCTGGAACTGTTGCTGCCGGGGATCATGCTCATACGGGTGTGTATGAGCCGGCAGATGCCACGATTTTGAAAGACGCCGATATAGACGTCACAGTTCGTGGTGTAGCCGCTTCACTTCTTTTTGACAATGTACCGTCACGCGTAAAAACTGCTACACGTCTTTGTCTTTTCAATCTTGCCCGGTAGGAGAATAAATTCATGGCTGTTAATAATGACCCAGTATTTGGCAAAACGCCGAAGGTCGCGCACGCTGCATCTGCGGCAGCCAATGCCAATTTGGACGGCACGGGGACGATCATTACCTTGCTGGCTGCTGGCGCAGATGGTGCAATTGTCACCAGTTTGAAGGCTTGGGCAACTGAAACCAACGCAGGAGCGGTTCGTCTGAATGTATTCATTTCACAGGATGCCGGTTCTACTTGGAAGTTGCATGAAAGTGGATTGATGGCACTTTATACAGTAGATGCCACTACAGTGCAGGTTCCTGTTGTCTTCGTCGATAAAGAAGTGCCCGACAGCGCGATTATTCTGCCAGCCTCGGCTGTTCTCGGCGTCACGTCCATGGACACTGAGGGTGTCGTCTTCGCCGCCGAGTACCAGGACCTTTCGTGATGATCGTCACGCGCGCGCCCGGATTGATTCGTCGTGGTCGGCCCGGATTGATTCGGTCTACTTCGGCAACGCGGGTTGGGCGCCTTGTTGATCGACCGAGGCGGGTAGTTGCGGCCGGCGGCCCCTATCTGCCTGGAGCCTTAAATTTCGATGGCTCCAACGATTACCTGCTTCGCGGTGGAACGCTGACGGGTATCGAGGACGGCAAGACCGGGTTGATTTCGGCGTGGGTGAAATTCACGGGTGGCGACGGGTCATTGATGCGCCTGATCAGCCAATCCGGCGATTACTTCCTGATCCAGCGCAATGCGTCCGGCGACGGGTCAACCCTGCAAATCGTTGGCAAGAACTCCGGTGGTAGCAACATCCTCGTTCTGACCAGTTCGTCGGGTTACGCCGTGACTGATGGCTGGCTGCATGTCCTCGCATCCTGGAATCTCGCGACGCCAGCGGCGCATTTCTACATTAACGACGCCGACGCGGAGGCGGGGGTTTCTACCGAGACCGACGATAACATCAAATACACAGACCCGACGAATTGGGCGATCGGGGCGACGACATCGGCGGCCTCCAAAATCAATGCCGACCTTGCGGAGGTGTATTTCGCCGCCGAATACCTTGATATCAGCCAGGAAGCCAATCGGCGAAAGTTCATCGATGCGACGGGTAAGGCGGTGAGCCTGGGGGCCGACGGTTCCACACCAACGGGTTCGCAACCTGTTCTGTATCTGCGCCACAATACCGGCGCGGCTGTTACCGACTTCGCTACGAATCTCGGAAGCGGCGGCAGTTTCTCAATCACCGGCACACTGGTCGAGGCCACCGGGCCGAACGGGTGAAAGGAATACCCAGGATGCTTTATTGGCTTACTCTTGACGCTCTTGGCGCCATAGTGTCCGCGTCGCCGCACCCCAACCCGCGCGCGACCGAAATCCGCGACGGTAGCGACCCCGAGTTGGCGGCGTTTCTCGCGCCGGCGCCGGAAACCCCCGAGCAAATCCAGGCTCGTCTGTCCGCCGCTATTCAGAAACGGTTGGACGACTTCGCACGCACGCGGCTGTACGACGGCATCCTGTCGGCCTGTACGTATGCAGGAAGCACTATTCCAAAATTTGCAGCTGAAGCTACATATTGTATTCAGGCTCGGGATGACACGTGGAATGAGGCTTATAATATTCTGGCAGATGCGCAAGCCGGGATTATCCCTATTCCAACACAGCAAGAATTAGCGGGATTACTTCCTGTGCTAGCGTGGCCCACGTGATTCGTATACAGCTTATTCGTTTTGAAACAGGTGATCAAGGTACTTTTGGTCGCTTGTCTTTTGGCCAATATGTTAGGTATTCTGGCGAATTGCCAGATCGGGCAAATCAATCAAATATTTCCTGCATTCCTCCTGGTATTTACTCTTGTGTTTGGAATTATTCCGGGCATTTTAAGCGATTTATGTACCAAATTTTATCTGTCCCTCACCGAACTGGTATCAGAATCCATTCGGCTAATTATATGGGGGACAGGGCAAAAGGTTTTCGATCTCAACTTTACGGTTGCATTTCACTTGGGACAAAGTTAGGTTGGATGGATGGGCAGAAAGCGATTCTTTCATCTCGGCCAGCTGTGTCTTTACTTGAAACTGCGATGAATCGGCAATCGTTTGACTTGGAGATAGTCGATGGAATTCATCCTTAGTTTGGTTTCCGGTGGTCTTACTGGAATCATCGGTTCTATTGTCAGTCGTTTGTTCGATTTTCTTCATGCTCGGGAGGTTCGGGCGCAACAGAAAGATCAATTTGCCCACGATGAGAAAATGCTTGAAATTAATGGGCAATTGGCTGATAAGGAATGGGCAAATCGGCTTGAAGTGCAAAGGACTGAGAATCAAGGTAAGGTTGACGTAGCGGATGCGGAAGCATTCACGGCAAGTTTGAATTCTGAACCGAAATTGTATAGTGACGGGGTTGCTAAGGGTGCCTTCGCTGGCGGTATGCTTGTATTCCTTGATTTTTGCCGTGGCTTCACTCGTATTGTAATCACTGGATGGCTATGTGCTATTACCACATTGGTGTATTTTCAAACTCGTGAATTGTTGGGTGATGGTATCGTGCTTACTAGTGTTGATGCCGTAAACATTCTTCGTTTGATTATTGATACAATTCTTTACCTGACCACCACGTGCATTCTCTGGTGGTTCGGTACTCGGAACAAACAACAGGTTCCTGGAAAGGTTAAATGATGACAGCACTTCAAAGACTTCTTGATGTCGTCGAGGAACTTGGGCAGCACGGGGATACTGTGCTTGCCCATATCTCGCCGAAAGAAGTTGCCATGCTGAAAGAAGCTGGTGGTGCTGGCGTTCCGCATCCAATTACGGGCCGGTTGCAGTTTTACGATGCGTCCACAGATGGCCAGCAATCAACGGCCAGTGATGATCCTGGTGGGAGTAATAACACGTCTAACCAGGATAACGGAGGTAACGATTCCCGCATGGATACTGCGGATGACGCTGGGGATATTAGCGGCGATACCTACAGTGGTCCTGGAGGTACTAGCGATTCATACGCGTCGGATCCAACGCCTTCGTGGTCTGGGGTAAATATCGATCCAAATTCGATCAATCCATCATTTCAGTTATCGATCGGGCAAGAGCGTTCATTGACACCTGAACAGAAGGGTGGTTTGATGGCTTTGAGTAATGGCGATCTGACAGGTCGGCCATCAATCAACGGGCAAATTTCTTGGAGTCAGGAATACAATCAGGCAAAGGCGAAAGCGGATGCTTGGAATGATTCATTCCTTGGCGGCATTGCTGGTTTTTTCGGTATTTCAAAGCAGGTCGATGTGCAAGCGTATAGCCCGGTTGAAATGACTCAATTGTCTTTCAACCCTATTGGTACTGCGCTTGGACTAATGACTGTGAATCCATTAGCTGGAGCACTTGTAAGTAAAGTGACGGGAAAAATTGCGAATGAAGTTGGTGTCCCTGACGTGACAATTAATTCAATCCCAGGTGCCGTTACACTGGGGAAACAAAATACCTTGAATATGGATTTGACCAATTTGAGTATCGGCGATAAAGCTTCGACGCCTTCGACGTCAGGGAATCAAACTTTAAATCAAGACAATGGTTCTGATACCTCGAGTACCGCAGCGACAAATCTACCGTCACTCGCGCCTAGTTCTCTCGCGCAGGCTCCTGAATCTACTGTCAGCGATGCTAATGATTTGTTGAAAGAACTATCAGACACGTTTGCTTGGGATACGACGCCACTCGAGCTTCCAGTATTTTCTCCATTGGCGTCACCCCATGGAATCCATGCAGATTTCTGGGCTAATCGGAGGCTTGTCTAATGTCCTTTCTCGATGATGTTTTGAATTATTTTACTGGCGGTTCGTCCGAAGAACAGACGCAGGCACAGGCGACCTCGAATACGGGGAGCACATCTAGTGAATCGACGAATACAGGGGTAGAAGAATCAATCAAAGCTGCCACGGGTTCCACAACTGGTGACTCTTCAACGAATACCACACAGCAAACTTCTCAGTCGGTGAATACTGGACAGAATCTTACTGAAGGGCAGACAACCGCAGGAACCACAACGCAGCAACAGACGCAGCAGCAATCAGGAACTCAGCAAACATTGGATGCTGGGACATTAGGCATTCTGCGGAATTTGATTTCAGGAATGTCAACCGGTGTGGCGTCTAACGCAAATTCATCTCTTGCAACTACTGCGACGTCGAATGCCGCGGCAATTCCGCAGACAATTGAACAGATCATTCAGGCTTCGCAGACAAGCGCAAAGGCGGAGTTTGACGCAAATACTGCGCCGCAGTTAAACGCGTTGATGAATTCGATTGGGGGCAGTGCGAAAACTAATTCTTTATCAAGTGAATTGAATACGAATGCGCAAGCCAAACTTGCCGCGAATCTCGCCGGAATTGAAGCCAATACACGTTTGACTGGGCTCACTGCCGGAAATGAAGCGTTGCAAACCGCCTCGGACATCAATAGCCAGCAAACTGGTGATTTGGCAAAATTGGTGTCTGTTCTCGCTGGCGGTGAAACAACGACAGCGACTACTGCGGCTGGGTCAGAAACAACGCAGGAACAACAAGTGATTGATTTGCTTCGTTCGCTCACAAGTACAGAGGATACTTCGGCACTTGTCACCGGCGATGTTCAGGCAACCACGCAGGAAACTACGCAGTCCCAGGAAACTGAAACGCTTCGTAAGTTACTTTCTACGCTCACTTCCGAAGCTACGCAATCTGCGGGAACTGGGACAGCGACTGGGACAACGGATACTTCAGGTAATTTTATTAAACTCCTCGCGGCGCTTAATGGAGGGAGTAGGTTGTAATGGCGGACTTTATGTCACTTCCAAGTTTTCCAAGCATTGAACAAGCTGCGCAGGATGTTGCAAAAAGTACGTCGGCTTTATCACGAGCGAATTCTCAAGCAGACATGAGCCTGGATCAATTGGACGCTGAGCAGATCGGTGTTATCAGTGTCACTGACACGTTATTGAAAGCGGCAACGGAAGCCCGGAATGCTGAAGCCAAAGCTACGTCTACGGCCATTACAAGTTTAATGGATAAACGTACTCAGGTCAGCGAACGCATCGGTGAGATTCAAAGTTACCCGCAGGCATTTACAAATCTTCTCACACTCACGGGGCAAGGTGACCGCTGGTCCGTGGAAAAGCAGAAAGGTGAATTACGTAAAATCGACGATCAATTGCAGAAAACTATGCAGCAGCATCAGATGAATGAAGCTGATTTTGCCGTGAAGAAAGACACGGTAACGACAGGAATGGCTTTGAACAAAGATGTCATTGCAACCGCACGGTCTGGTGTGACTCGCGATCTGTCTCAGAAAACCCAAGATTTCGAAATTAGTTTGAAGCTCTTGCAAACATCGGAAAGTTTAGCCCAGGAGAAACGAGCGCAGCAAACCCATATTTGGGGGCAAAATGCTGAAAACCGAGCGCAAGAAACCTTTGGTTTGAATAAAGCTGCGGCGCTTCGGGAAGAACAGAAAAGCGTTATCGGGGCTATTCGTATGCCGGAGTTGCAAAAATTACTTGCTGCGGCAAACGTCAATCCCGCAGGCATGGTTTCAATTCCTGGCGCCCAAGCCCCTGTTTCTAAAGACATGATTCAGGACGCTGTTGACAATCGTGAATTGTTGGACATGGCACGTGTTGCACAGAAGGCCACGTTGGTCGCAGGTAATCTTGAAACCACGATGAAGACTGGGCAACATGCGCTTAAATTCATGACGGATGAGCAATTAATCGCAGCGAGTAAAAACGCTGGTATTCTTGAATGGGATTTCGACGGAGATGGAAAACTTGATACTATTCGCGCGACGGACGATGCGGTTAAAGCGGAAATTGCGGCACGTACTGCGGCACGTAAAGCACGTGATGTACTTTCTGCGGAACAAGTCGCAGTTGGACTTGATTACAATACCATGCTCCGGTCCGTCAACACTGTTTCCCAAGCTAGAATTGACACACCGGAAGCGAATGAATATCTTGCATCGTTTGACGCCTTTAAATCGGTTGTGACGCAAGCTGGTGGAATTGACAAGGTGTCCATGGCCACGATTAAGATGGCCACAGAACACATGGAAAAAGCGAAGAAGGAACTCCATACCAGCATTGACAAGCGATATCCAGAAGCGTCTCGGCCTCTGTATCACGCACTTGCCGATGGTATCCCACCGACGCCTAAAATGATCGAAGATGATTTGTTTGAAATGGCATTGTCGCAAAATCCGCTTCCTGCCTCTAGTGTATTTGCTGGAGCGATGGAAGCTGCGCGTTCTGCCTACGCTGCATCACTTTCTCCTGATGATGGCGCCGGGATTGATTTCACGAAAATGAGCGAATCTGATCGTTCCGCGTACATGACGAAGGTATTCGCGAAGCTGTCCGGCGGGACGAAAGACTTGAATACGCTACTGACAAAACGAAACGCTTTCTGGAATGGTTCAGGTCCGATCGATCCAAAGACAGGAAAGAAGCAATACCCGGGATTCTACGCGACTTTCGAAGGCCAGAATGGCGACATGATGAAAATGGCGTTTAAACACGCTATTGATTCAGTCATGATCGACGTTCCTACCTATGATCCCTCAGGGAAGAATCCGGTGCCAATCGGGGCAACAAAGGTTCCTTTGCGTGAGGTTCCCGGCGGGAATTTCTACGCCTTGCTCGATCAGAATCCTGGAAGTCCTGGCGGCACTATGTTCGGAGCCGTGCAGATTCTGCAAAAATTGGACAAGCTGCAAATCACGGATTACCAAGGGCCGAAGATTAGCACGATTGTTCTTGACGCTTTGCAGGACCCGGCCAACCAGGCAAAACTTGCGGCAACTTTGGATACTGAGCAACAAGGTAAACCTGTTTCAGCCACGGCTCAGTTATTCTCGCGGCTTGTCCATGGAGGACATGTTACGCAGAATCTACCGAAAATCATCGCAGGTGTTGAGGCATATAAGGCACGGGCGGAAGAACTAGAGAGGCAGAATACCCTGAAAATGCTTGAGATAGCACGGCAGAATAATCCGCAAGGTGTTGTGCTTCCTGCAGAACTCGCAGCTAAAGTACAAGGAGCCAGATAATGGCAGACAGTTTCACGCTTCCTGGGGATATTTCCAGTTACCCGGAACCTGCCGGGGCTGATCAACTATTCCAATCGAATAGCTACGCGGCGGATTACGTAGGTGACCAGACATATAATTTCACCGAACATGTCACAATGGGTGCGCCGTTAGCTGTTGTCGATCTCGTTGACACGATGGCGTCATCCCTCGGATTTTCGGATCGGCAGGAAATCAATCAGGCGGTTGACCGCGTGATTCCTGAAGTTCTTTCCACCTATCGGAAAACACATGAAGGCGGAATCGAAGTTGCCTCCGCAGTTCTCGGCATTGCTGGAATTTCTAAATTCACTCCAGCCCTTTTCCGTTCTGGTTCCGCGATTGGCCGGGTTCTTTCGTCAATTCCAGGGGCACGTTCCTTGGTGGCAAATGAACGAAATGCCCGGGCTGCGCTACTCCGCGCGCAACGGTCTCAAAAATTCGCAATGACACAGCAAGGAAAAATCGACGAATCATTATTTGCCGATCCTGTTGTAACCCGTGCCGCGAAGAATGCTAGAAACATGGCAAGGTTGAACGCGGGGAAGGAAGGTTTGCAAATAGAAGCCGCGCTTGCCATTGGCATGAATGAAAATGATTTTTTATTCCCGGATGAATTAGACAATATAACCCTCGGTGCGTTTGCCGCTGTCGGCGTCGCGATCCCCGCTGTTGCTGGCGGGTGGATTGCTTCGGCACAATTGCGTAAATTCGCGACAATCAACACGCCGGAGGCAAATCGCCTGTATGACAAAGCAGAATTCGGTCTCGCATCCTTCCCCGAAGGTGATGCCCTCACGGGGATTAAACTTGCGGACCCGACGAATCTTGATCGGGAAATCGCACAACTTGCTGTGTCTGAACGCGCCTTAAATGATGCGCGTGGGGTTGGAATCGACGCAGCGGTTGTCCCTCGGTTTGAATCCCGGGCTACACAGTTGCAGAAAGAATGGCAAATGTCCAGCGAGAAGTTGGTCAGTCGAGGAATTCCGGGTCTTGTGAATAAAGACCCGGCGCGTGCTGCGCGGCTCTCCCCCACAATAGTTGACGCGGTGAAGAAAGATCCTTTGTGGTCGATCGGCGTGGTTGGGGTTGAACACGCACCGAATAACGCGGATGAATTGGCTGCGATGCTAGCGAAGCATAAGGAATTGGTTAATTCCACGACACAGCAAGCCGATGAGATTGAACAGTTGATTCGCGTGGCAACTCGCCCAATCTCCGAGGAAGAAGCAGCGAATGGGTTGAAGCCGGCGACGTCCATTCACTGGGAAGGCAGATCAATCCCGCTTGCGAAGGCCGATGAGTATTTGCAGACGCTTCGTTACCGGGCCGCGGACCAGCGTTCGTGGCTCCCCGAATTTCTTGACGGCGGTCAATCTGTATCCGTGTCTGAGAAGCAGGGGAATTGGGTTCGTTTCGGTGATGATCCTGCGAGTAAAGCGAAGATCAAGCGGGTTGATATCGGGGATAAGGAACACGTTTACGAACTCGCCGCGAATGACGTGACGAATGCGAAGAAGCCCATGTTCCAGATGAGCGTGGATATGAATCTCACGCCAATCCTCGGGAATACAGGGAATTTCGAGACGGATTTCCTTTCGTTATCGAATTACAAACGCTCGGCCCTTTGGAACCTCATGGATGTCGCTGTTGACGATGCGTCACGTTCCAGTCGGATGATCAAACTCGGGAAGAATTCGAATTTCATCGAGATTGATTCGGCACTTGAAGCCAAACGGCGCGCTGGTCCTGGGAAACTCACCATTCTATTCGATGCGGGGATGGATGAAGTCCAGGTGCAGATGCAATCCCTGAGTCAGAAAAGTCTTCTCTCCGATCGAATCCGGAAAGCCGCTGGTCCCGGTGGGTACAATAAGGTAACGCTGCGGGAGAGTTTGAATCTTCCGCAGACCACGGCGTACCAGCGCGCCATTGACCTTGACACATCGCCTTTGGAGACTTTCTTCATTCAGCAGGCAGACGCTGGCAATCCAGGACTCAAGGGATGGACACTTGATTCCGTACTCGAAGAAGTTAAATCAATTAAACATTTCCCTGACGCGGTTGAAGGCGTTGATCAATCAGTTACGTTTGTTGGAAATTCCTTCAAACTCGGGAAAGATGCGAAGGGAAACGCGCTCCCGCAGGCGTTTGTCTGGCGGAGGAATTTGACTCAACCGGACTTTACGAAAGAGGTGTTTGGCTTGGCACAGCAAGCCCGGCATGCACAAGTCGTCGGGACATTGACGGACCCGAAAAAAAGTTTGATGGTGTCCGGGATGATTAATTCGGTATTGAATACCCCGGATTTCATTCAGTCGGGCAAAATCGAATTTCTTTCTGCTGCTTCTATTGAATCTACCGTACTTCCAGGCCACACGTCTACCGGAGCCCTGACTTACGCGTCAAACGCAGCTAGAGACAATCCAACAATTCTCGCGGCTCTTCGTGTGCGGGCAACAGCTGAGAAAGGAATCCGGGCATTCCAAGAATCCTTATTTACTGAAACTTCGGTACGCAGCGGCAAGGTCGCGAATACAATTTTTTCCGAACTTCGAGCTCCCAACGCTAAGGTATCTGCGAAATATTTTGGTCAATATTACAGCGCTAGGTTGAATGGCTGGAATTTAGTTGCTGGCCCAGGTGAAGCCAACAATGGTCTTTGGGCCTTCAAGCTTAAACCTGGTGACACATTCAATCAGCAAAAGTGGAAAGATCTTTTCGGGCAAGACATGCCGGAAGGTGCGTTTATGCCGTCTCATCAAGATAAGGCCGGACAAGTCATACCCCTCTGGATAGATCAACAAGCCTATGATGCGGCAGAAGCAATTTCGGCAATTGGTAAACGTGTTCTCCAGGAACAAAACGCCACACTCGCGGCAAAGAATTTGGGGGAAATCAGCGAAAAAGCCTGGTGGGTTCCTCCGCAGGAATACCAAGGCAAGCATGTGACGTACCTCGTCGATCCGACACTGGACGGCGGGAAGGTGGTCCACACACTCGCGGCAAATACTGCTGGTGATCTCAATCGAATGATGGAGCAGCTCCCCGAAAATATCCGGGCCCGGATTGATAACAAAACGCTACTCCCACGTTCCTATAATCAGGTGAAGGAATTTCATCAGATTGAAATGCGGGATTGGTTCAATATCGTTGATCCCTCTGTCAGTGCCCAGGCAATTGGCAAGCGTTCGAAGGGTTCTGGATCGAGCCCATTCACAATGGATGGGCTCCAGGCGTTGGAAGAAGCCCAGACATCAATTAATAAACGTGTGAACCACACAGCATCGGATGCAATGAAAGCTTTGTATTACCCGCAATTGCAACACACTCGAATTGCAATGCGGGCATCTGAGGCCTCGAAGCCGTTGAACAAAATCGCAGCGCGGAACCGTACAGTCTATGACATGTATCAAGACGCTATTCTGGGGAATCGCTCTCGGACGCGTGAGACACGTGTAGGCTCCGTTGTAATGCCTGTCGAAGATATGTTCGATGAGGCCCTAGCGAAACTCCATGATGCCTTAAGTGGTCGGCGCCCAGGTGAAATCATCAAGCGTTTCTTCATCAATACCTACCACGGGTCGAAAAACGCCGCGGATGAAATTGAATTTAAACAATTGAAAAATGCCATGGGTGCTATGCTCCCCGTAGAATCCGGAGTTGAATTAGCCGCGTCAAGATTCAATATCTCGCCACCCAAACGTCTTGTGGAAGTTGCTGCGGATTTGAATCGCATCACTTCGGCCCTCACACTGCGTTGGGCAGAAATGGCCCATCCGATACTGAATATCTCCGGAGTCGTCAACACAATGCCGGCTGTAATGTCCTTCTTCACGCGAAGGGCCGATGAATCAATCACGGATTATGCCCTGCGGACGGGACAATACGGCCATGTAATCAATACTTCCTCCGGGCCTCTTGGTGTTCTCGACACAACGAAGATTATGATTCGGGCTTTGAAAAATACTCGAACGCATTCAGAGTTACCCTACATCGCAAAGATGGGATATGGGGCCCAAGCAGTTTCTGAAATCCAACACACGCTCGGTTCAATGGGTCAGATCGACACCAGCATTCGCAAAATTGGGAGACACGTTGATGAGTGGCTCGGCAAGGCATCGGATAAATCGGAAGAATTCTCGCGATTGTGGTCGCATATGGCGGGTCTGGAAATCGCGGAGAAATTCGCCGGTATCACCGGCCTTCGTGAGCGTCACATGTTTGCCCACAACTTTGCTAATCAGGTGGTTGGCGATTACCTTGCATTGAATCGGCCACAGGTATTTCAGGGTGGCGTTGGTTTGCCACTCGGATTGTTCCAAACATATATGTTCGGTTACTTCCAACGGGTATTCCGCTACATCGAAACCGGGAATAAACGCGCGTTGGCCATCCAAGCGGCGATGCAAGGGACTGTATACGGCGGAGCAACACTTCCAGGATTCGACACCTATACACAAATGCTCATGGGATCACAGGATGGAGCGCTTGACCCGATTGAATCCATGCATGATCGCCTCGGCACTGGATTGACGAATGTGCTTCTTCACGGGACGATTTCTAGTGTGCCAAAACTATTCGGAGCCCCTGATGGTATTTCTCTTTACACGCGAGGTGACATCTCCCCGCGTGTCCCGCTGGTTGATGGTGCACCTGCTGGTCTATCTTTAATCGGGAATGTAATGGCGGGACTTGGCCGTGGAATTGATATGTTTAGGGAAGGCCATCCAGGCGTGACAAATCAGGAGTTGTTGGAAATCGCGTCGATGATGTTCACGAATCGTCCGCTCCGGGGCTTGTTGGAAACCGCGGCTGGCTACGCGGTGGATAAGCAAGGAAATGTCACAGCGGATAATACATTATCTGCCATGTCAATTGCATCGCGTATTATCGGACTCAAGCCAATGGCAGAGACAGCCCAGGCTGACGCGTATTTCAGAAACCGCGTTGTCCAATCCCAGCAGTATGCCAAGCGGACATTACTCCGCACAGGCACGAAAGCCGCATTCCGCTCTGGCGACTTGAGCCCGGAATTGTTGAAGACTGCAATGACTGAGTATTTGGGAAGTGGCGGTAACCCGGCGTATTTTACTTCTTGGCTTCGGGATACCTACCTGACGGCAACGACACCGAGGCAGATCACACAAATGCTCGATGCGGTTAAAGGCGGTGAATTCGCGCAAGCGATGCGGATTCTACATGCCGGGGCCATGAAGGAAGATTGATCCAAGACCCCAGAGGATGAACAGGAAGAAGATGAATAACCAAATGTTCATTTGCTAAATCCGAGTTGGCTGGCGATGCGTTACTGCTCGTCTAACTAAGCCGGGGGTTGGTTGATTCCTTCCCCCGGCTCTTTTTTACTCACGGTTGTGAAGATTGAGCAATAATACTTTCAGGCTCAAAAACCAACGCGGTAGACGCGCGATCATCGCCGCCTGTTCCGCGTTCTCCTGGCGCAGCCGCTCGATCTCGTCGGCGGCTTCTGGCCCGTCAGGATTGACGAACATTCACAGATCATGACTAAGATCGATTGTCGCACACAGCCGCCTTAACAGGTTTGGCATTTATCGTTTCCTTCATCCCTCAATTTCCCGCATAGAATCCCACGAACTTCCCTTTCCAAATGATGCAACAACACATCACCTAACCAATGCTCGTCGCCATGCAAATCTTTGAATCTCACATCATGGCAAATTACGAAGTCATCGGGGTCAATTGCATCAGTGGCTGCAGTCGGAGCTTCCGGCGCGTTGCATACAGGAGGAATAAATTGATCAGCCCGATTGAGTACCCGCTGAATTTTATCCAGGGTATATGATTCCCATTGGGGTGGAAGTATGCATTGGTAGATAACTTGCAAACCAGTGTCCGCCAGCAATGCCCCGACCATTGAATCATGTACGAGTCTGGGAGAGATAGCACCGCTTGGTAATTTAACTTCGAAATACTGCATTTGTTTGGTCTCCTTATTTACAGGGCAACAAGTTCTTCTTCCGCGATGATGTCGTACGCTTTCTTCACCGCGTTTTTCTCAGTTAAAAATGAATCAACGCGTTTACCGTCTCGCATCAGCAGCCAGTAATTACAATTGGCCATACTCAGATAAACATGTCGGATGATGAAGCCGTGAATCCATCGTCCTTTTTCTCTACGTTGCCCTTCATGTTTCATTCCGCCGCCTCCTCATTTTCAGCACCATCATCCCGCATCAAATCCATTAGCTGTTCAATCCCACCTTCCTTCAACTTCGGCAAGTAAACCAACCCGAGGGTCGGATGATTCTCCTGGATGATCTGTCCCGCAGATGTCAAATCTTTCAAGCATTGGGCTAAATCATGCATCCGTACATCACGATGCATTACAGCCGCAAGTATACTTGTGGTCACAGGTTCCTTTGCCGCCCGCATGAATTCGAGGATCGTTTGCTTGGCTGCCGCAATGGGCGACATCCCAAATTCACCAAGCGCATCTGGCATTGATTCCTCGGTCCGAATGAGGATTTCATTTGCTTCTTCGTAATCCTCTTTGACAATGGTTGCACTGCCACGTGCCGCAGCAAGTAACATCCCAAGTTTGAGAAAGTGAGTAAAACGTCGTTCGTTGTAATAAATAAATCGCGAATCCGTAATTGCCGAAGGCTCTTCATATACCTGCTCCGTGTATTTCGCGGCATCTTCAGTCTCCTTCATGGCGCCAGAAAATTCATAATTTAATTCAGTGAACCGCGTCTTCACAGCGTCAACTAATTCCGCATCAGGTTCTTGTGGTCTTGGAATACTTTTATATTTATGCGCTCCATAAACCAGAATGACACGAGAGAGAAAGCCCTTACTTCCAGCCTGTTGCGGTAATGATTCGACTAATGACGCAGGCGTAGTGCACCCGAGAATTGACATCAATGGGTCATTCAAAATGATGTCCTTATTCTTCCCTTGACTTGATGTTTCATATCTGTAATCACTTCCGCCATCCCACATTTCAATGAGGAAGTCTAACATCGTAGCGTTACGCTGTCCGAAAAATTGTGAAATCTCCCCGGAACAAACTGAGAGCACATGGCGATCACGCGGGTCAACGCGGTTATCCAATTGCAGAGCACCAATATCTTCCGTACTTAGCGCGTTGAATGCCTTGGCGTCCATGCCATCCAACTGGGCTTGTATCTCAGCCTCATTATCATACGCCTTTTCAAGCGCGCGAATAATTCCCTGCCGCTGCCCGCCTGTATCATGCGGAGCAAATCTGACACTGGTATGCTCTTGAAGGATATGTTTCGGAATATTCATCGCCGTGTTTTTCCTAGTTGCTGGATTACCGACGAGTAGAATATATTGATTCGGCCAGATTTTCATGTGCCCGAAAGGAAGCCATACACGCCGACCAAGGCACGATGAAATACCGAATAAAGCACTCCATAGATGGTAACTACGGGGTGATTCCGTGTCTTCCACCATCTGCATGTATAGATTCAAAAACTCGTTATTAAACTGCATAGAGTTAACGCGGCGTGATAACAGATGCTTCACGTAGGACAGTCGTGAAATCCTGCTTCCTCGTGAATTCATTCCTTCTGTCATCGAGATGATGCTGCTGCCGAAACCAAATTGTGTAGAGCATCAAGGCACGAACTGCAACATGCCCCATTGCGTGCAATGATGATTCAGGATCAATGTCATGCCCAAATTCATACGCGAGTAGATGACGTTTGAGTGACGCTAAGTGCTTCGTCACTTTGACATTACCTTCCCACGTTGTATCCCCGTGATGCTGCGCCCCTTCCGTCAATACCTGTCCGATGATATCAATGAATTCCGGAGGGATCAAGTCGAGACGAAGTTTCGGTTGCTCCGTTGTTTGACTTACGGCTTTCATTTGTTCCGATGGATTCTCTTTCATCCATTGCTGCTCTTTGTTATACTTCCAAATTGCTTCCTGTATTCTCTCTATTGTCTCCGTACCTATGTAGCGTAAATGTATGTTATTTGCTTTGGCGATATAATAGTGAAATGTAAGATCGAAAATTGTGCAAGTTGTTAAATAACCGGCATATACACCTTGCTTGAAGGGTTCAGGCAAAGATAAATCAAGAACGCCAACAAACGTTCTACCGTGGTAAACATTGATACCCATGACACGCTCCCTTACATTCTTTCATACTTGCCAGATTTCAACGCTTTCTCCGCTGTCTCCCGATTGAAATAAATCGCGCTCTCCCGAGCATACGGGCCGCAACGGCACGCGGAAATCACACAAAATCCTTTCGAGACTTCAATGACTTTCCGAACGAACAATGTCCGGCAAGTCATACACTCATCTCCCGTCTTCACTATCAAATCACTCATTCAAATACCTCAAATAAAAAGAGTGAGTGGCGTTGGGAGGCTGAGAAAAATACGCCACTCACCAAGGCTACAGGGAGGCTAGGCCGCAGGAGCCGCAGCAATCGCGGCAGCAACCGCAGCAATCTCCGCACGAAGCTGAAGCGCTAGCATCGGGGAGATTTGATCGGCGCTCATTCCAACCGCCGTATCATCGCGATTTGCCGGAGCCGTATCCGGATCGGGAATGAGAGCCTTAAGCTTCGCCATGATGGCCGCGATTTCCGCCGCCGCCGTGGCATCGACAATTCCGGTAACATCATCCGGAGCCGAGAAGATAGTCGTGGGAGTCGGTTCACTCATGGTATTCTCCTTAAGGTTTCACTGTGCACAATTCAACCACGTGTCGCAAGAATGGCTTCGATGCTAGGTGGGTTATCCCTGTTCCATTTAATCATGGATTTTCCCCAAGGTACCCCGACCTTGCAATCAGCAGCTACTCTCATGATGCGCCCGTTAATAATACAAGGACGCTCCATCACTGTCAAGATGTTATTTAGGATCGTAACATAATTGCTTTTAACCGGAATCTGTCCGACAAGTGAATCATGAACTTGTAAAAGGAATTGAACTCCATCCTTCTCTGCGTTATACGCCTTCTCATTTCTGTGTGGGTTCGGCCCATCACGGAAAGTCTTCGGGATATACCCAAGCATTAATTCATGAACAGAACGATTGATGTTCCCTGCTGTATCCCCCTGCCCAAAGAATGCCGTGCCTTCCCGGAATGTTCCTTGATCTGTCACATCCCCAAAAATTACCCGAGTCATCCCATACGCGTTCGTGAGCATCCGCGTTTGTTTAATTTTCGTTTCGATTCTGGAATACCAAGCAGGTAACCCTGGATATAAATCTTTCCTGAATCCGTCCAATAAAGTCTGAGCAAACTTAATGAGTTGTTTGTCTTGCCAACGATGCGCATCGCGATGACCCAAAGCAATAGCCGCAGCAATAACAGCTTCCTTGCGCATGGTGAAGAATAACGTCGTCCCCTCCATACGAAAGTTCGCTCCATGAACCACCCGTTTGGTAAGGTTCCTAATACCTTTGGTCGGATGGACAATGAACGGGTCGTCTTCCTTAACACCTTTAATAATAATTTCGTAAGTCGTTCTGAAGAAGTACGCTGCATGTAGCGCATGGCTATCCTTCCCCGATGACATCGTCTCTATGTATTTTTCATCCTCGGATTCATAGGCCACGAACACCGCGTCTGACTGCGAGTAGTCTGCGTCAAACATAAAGTAGCCGTCATCCGCTTCCATCCAATCACGGAACTTAGCCGGAATATTCTGTAGATTTCGACCATCCCAGAAATTCGATGTAGCTGACGAACATCGCCATGTCTCAGTTCCCGCAGCATTTAGATTCGTCCGTATTCTACTCGTCTTCATTCGAGCACGGCAGATATCCGAGATCGTTTTCCTCGGCTGCTTCGTCTTCCTCAGCTTCTCTGCGTATGCAGCAAATAACGGATGGTCATGTGAAATCGCTCTGAGTGTCAACTCACTCACGTTGCCGAACTTCCCTTGAATCTTTCGTTTCTTCGCCCCGAGTATTTCGTAGAATAACTGCGATACCTGGGCGGGCGAGCGCGGATTGAAGTCAGGGTCATCCACCATGATCTTCAATTCATGTTCAAGCTGCTCGGATTCCTGAAGTAAGTGACCCTCATGCTCCCCGAGCCGCACTTTATTCGCGTGAATGCCTCGGAGTGAAATGATTAAATAACATAATTTCGATCTGAATTCTTTCTCATAATTACCGATCGCCCATTCTTGCTTAAGTACCGTAGGCAAAAGGACGAGAGTATTGACAAAAGTATAATAACAATCCAAGGCGTTATACCGCCAGTACTTCTCCATGTCTTTATCACGTTTCAACTCATCGACTTCTTCAATCCCCTTACTATCTTCTTTCCAAAATTCATAGTCATCGCAGCAGAAAGAAGTAATGAAATCAAGACGCTTAGGTAACTCGCAGTAAAGAGAATGCCACAAATGTAAAGTATCAAGGTAATAACCGGCAAAAGGTAAACGCCAATAAATGCAATGAGACGCATCATACCCGCCATTCTGGAGAATCTTAATCGCATTGTTGCTGTTAATCTCCCGAACAATCAAGACCACTTCGCCAAGTGACTCCTGCGATCCCCAGTAATTCCCTCCTGGAATGAACGCGCTGTAGAACGGAACGACAAACGTCCGCATTTCTCCCGAGGGTAGCATCCCTGTGTAGCCAATACACGAAATGAATACGTCAGCTCCCTTAGTCTCAATATCCATAGAGATAGCAACCGCACGAGAAAGCCACTCACAGGCGAACTTCACTTCATCCAATGTTCGCGCTACGGAGTAGACAAATGGCGGTTGTGCTTTCTTCTCCCCGCGGAACCACCGTCCAATCTTCCCCCAATCCTGTTGAAGAATCCAACTTCCTGCCTTCACCTTATATACATTGACACCTTCCTCATCCCGCATCTTCGTTTGGACATGGGTATTCAGCGCACTGATTGGGAGAACAACGGCAACCGGAAGCCCGCGATAAGCATAAACACTACCCCGGCAACTCTCGATATTGTCGACCCCAACCAGCGCACCGAGGACTGCCGGGCAAGATACTACAAGCATTGAAGGTTTGGCAATCTTAATCATCGCGTCTACAACTTGAATCACTTCTGCCGTATGTTCCTTATTCAGGCCCCAACGCTTCTGCGTTACCTTCTTCAATGCTTCTGGTATCTTGGCATAGACACTTGTCGTTAATACTTGGCTTACACGTATCCGATTCTTCAGAAGGATTTGGTGAAACAACGTTCGGTATCCCGTGGAGATACCTGTCTTATCCGTGAAATAAAGAATGCGTTCGTTGGCCATTAAAACCTCTGATCTTTTATATTAAAACCAGTAAATTTAACCGCGTTGCTGTTATTCCAAAACCAATCAGGCAAGTTATCGTCAACGATGTAATATTCTGACGGCAATTCCTTCATGGTTTTATTATAAAATCTTGTTCCGGGCACAAATAAATGATGCACATTTATTTTTACCGTATCCTTCGGTGACCCAGGAGATAGATCATTCACTTGTGACATTGACAACCCCGGCTCTTCGGCCACACGAAAATAGTATCCAGGCCGTAATGGCATAGATTGGAGATACCAACCCAATAACTGCCCTTTTGAATTGAATATCTGCATCGCGCACCTCGAATAAAGAAAGGGAGGAGCCGAAACCCCTCCCTCCACGTCAGAGTAGAATCACGCGGCCTTCTGCCCCGCCGATTTGTCCAGCGTGATATTCGCGTAGACAATCGACTTGTCATTCTTGTCCGCCCGATGCTTGATTCGCCCAGGGAACACATGTCCCTTAAAGACCGCGAGCATATCAGCGAACGCGATCTTCTCCGGCAACGCGAACCCAGCATCAATGACGAATGCTTTGACACGGCCAACGTCCTTCGCTTCCCGAAGGAAGAACACTTCACGGTGAGTCTGACCAACGAATTCTTCCTCCGTTTCGCCCGGATTCAAACCCGTCAAGCCATGCACTTCCATGACCTTCACTTCGAAGATAGCAGCAGGAACTTCCTCGCCGCCAATCTCGTCCAACTTCGCGTCTTCGCACTGGAACGTATACGCTCCCTTCGGCAGGGTCGTGTAACGGAATTCCTGCACGTCATCGACGTTGATTCCAGCAAGATCAGCGAGAGAAAACTGAGCAGCTTTGGTGTCACTCATAGTATGGTATCCTTGTTTCAGTGAGTTGATTCACGTATTGGGTAGTAACGAACTTACACGTCAATCATCAGCATGACGCGTTTCAGTTCCGGTTCTTCTTCATCCGGTTCCGTGTCATCTCCTTCTTCATCCTCACTCACGTCATCCGGTTCCGTAACCACAGACCGAATTTCTTCATTCCCGATGGCGTCGGAATCCGGCAATCCAGCGACGACTACCTCCGCATCCATATCATGGAATGTCAATTCCCGAATCAGTTCCTTGACGAGCATGACCTGTATTCCTTCTGCCTGATTACTTCTTAATGAGACCAGCCAGCGTATTCGTATTTGCCTTGGCTGCTTGTGCGTCGATTACTTTATTTCCCCCGGGGACAGATTGGAATTCACCGGGTTTGCAGATATGAATCCCTGCTTCCGTTGGGCTGGCAGGAAGGCTCCCGCCCATTTGCGTTACTAAATTCGCGAATGAATACTCCGTCGAAAGTTTCCTTCCGTTAAACCTTGAGCCCCCTTCACGATCCCCAGATACGGAACCGTCAACCATCCTACGCCCCATCGCATCGACATCCATCCACAGGACATCACTGAAATGTTTACACAATTGCATACCGTGCGGCTTCGACACCGACACCGGGATCATTCGAGACCAAAGTATTTCCTGATCCTTCTGTGCGTCCTTCACCTTTCCAGGCTTGTTCTTATACTTCACGAACTCATCCTGGTGCGCGATAACTACAAGATGACAAGGCAAACAACCAATCATCGCCAACGTAGCGGACGCAGTAACATTCGTCGATCCATACATTGGACGTGAATCAGCGCCAAGATTCAACGAAGCCAGATCAATCCCCTCATCAACGGCCCAATCTCGTTTCCATGACCAGGCCAATGCTGTCCAGGAATCAATCACTACGATCCAAGACGAATCCAAAGCAGCCAGGGAAACCTCCCAGTATTCAGCGTTCGGATTCACCTTGAGGCCACGAAGATAAAGCCTCTGTTCGGTATCGTTCCACACCGCCGTCTTCTCGGTGATTAAATGCGATACAATCCTACCGAACCTGGGCTGCGCAAGAGAATCATGGCAATCCATGTAGTAGATATTCGCTAGGTGCTGCGGCGCTGCGGAAACAATCGTTTGCTTTGACACATCACCATCAAGATACAGAATACGGAAACCAGCTTTCGCGGCCTCAGTAATCCAGTGAGTCTTCCCAATCTTCGCAGGTCCAATCATGAGGACCCGGGCGAGAAGGGTTTCAGGTTTCAATTCATCCATGCGTGGCATTGATTTTATTCCTTGCTGCTTGCTGCTTGCTGCGTTAGATCACTTGCAAAGATATAATTTGCCTGAAATTTTTTTACCCTCTTTGCGATGGGCAAGGATAAAAAAGTAGGTGTAATTCTTTTTTTCGTCCGACACATACAGAAACTTTTGATATTTGATTTCATTCCAAGACGTTGGTTCGAGGCAAAAAATACAGGCAATGACTCAGCTACTTTCTGCGCGTCTTCCCGGCTATCAAAGAGAATTGGCCACACGTTTTTCATAAAACGTTTACTTCCACGCTCATTTGGAAATTTAAAGTCTTTCCTAGTCTGTATTGAAATATAAAATTTATGCCTGCCGGCACTTTTCTTAACTAACATCACATCACCTCAATTCACAATGATAATCTGCTTTAACAAAAGTGACGAATGCGGTTCAGGCAGCCCAAGCCTTTGTGCTTCCCGGTGTACTTCGCCCCAAAACGCATCCATTCTATCCGGCGTAATCCCGTAAAGCATTGCAATCGTCTGCTTCAATTCTCTGAAATGCGTGTCCTGCCAAGGCTCTCCCTCAAGGAGAATCTGATCCTCTGGCCCCCGACCAACCCGTTCCTTCTGCATCATGGCAAGTATGTAATAATAGAAACAAGCCTGACAAGCAAGATGCGGTTGCAGTGCACCATTCGGCACTGTGTTCTGCGGGAATGTCGGGACGGAAAGATGAAGATCCAATCCTTGATGCGATAGCTTGGTCATCCTAATTTCCTTGCTGTGTTTAATCGAATTTCATTGTTCACTTGAATTTCATTTGACAAGCCAAACACTATACGTTTACATATTTGCAAATAATCAAACTCTGAAATCGTTAACTCAACGGTGGCAAATTTAAGGCCACAATTGCAGCATACTCGATACCGCCGACCCCGGTCTTTATCTTTCGTAATCTTCACAGTCGTAGTTGTTTTTGTCGCAACCCAATTACAGGAAGGGCAACGAATTGTTTTACTCATCAGATCGCTCCCAGTTTCCCAGCAATGGCAAACCAAACTTCCCATTGCGGCACTGACATCAGCATCCTACTCCCCAAAGATTCATATAACACCTGTTGACAGCGAACAAAGTCCTGTTCCCACTCAGTCAAATCATCGAGATTCGAGGTCGCCACGTTCAGGTAACGCGTCAACCGTTTGAATTCCAATTGATCCAGCTTCTTTGGATTCGACATCGCGCGGCTCCATTACGTCAAGTGGCAAACGAATCTTCTGAACTACAGTAAGAACGAAAGCATCAGATTCCAGATCAACGTCAACTGTATATCCTTGTTCCCGCAATTTCCTCACTACCTCTTGCAAGGATTTCCCCGCGAACGTAATCTTTCCAAGCATCGCGCGTTCAATCATTGACTTAATCCTTACCCTATGTGCCGAATCACGTTCACTAAAAGTGTTAAAATAAGAACAGTAAGTGGCACAAGCCACCAAGGAGTCGAAGGCTTCGGTTGAGGTTTCTTTCTCATCACACTTCTCCAGGTAATACAACGTCAAGAACAACCCAAGGTTCCCATGGCATTTCTTCCGCAGGTTCCTGGCCCATCAAGAATATTTTTTGGATGGTTTCATTATTGGCATTCTCGCAAACCTGGAAGAAATGACAATCGCTGCCATACGCTTGGCATCCATACTCAGTCCTTTTAAAATAATTCAAGGTCAAGTATGAATTCAGCATACGTAAATCAAGAATCAAATTAACCAACCAATTTTGCAATTCTTTCTTATTCTTCCTGAATGTGTATATGTCAACCTTCGGACTTAGGATGTCAATGAATGTGGACATGTAAGACACGTCAAATTCTTCAAGCTTGCGGCCGAGAATAAATTCAAGAACCACACCATAAGGAATCTGCTGTCCGTGGAATTTATACTTCGCTGACTGATCCGCCCTGGCGTCTCGATGCGTTTTAATATCCGTTACTCTGTAGCGATCGAGGAAAGATGAATACATAATCGCGTCGATGAACCCACGGTACGCTACGATCATGTCATTGACTAGGCGAATCGGATCACCCTTTTCATTGAGGAAATTAATCTGGAATGGGACCTCAATCGCAGGCATGATTATACCCTGCAATGTTTTAATCCTCGCTACTTCAAATTCGGCAGAGAATGAAGTCTCCGTCATATTGATTAATGTAAATGCCGACGCTTCAAGCGAACGCTCATCCAAGAAATTCCAATTCTGTGCAACCGGGTATGCAAGCATCAAAGCAAATAATGCTTTATCCAAATCTCCTGTCTCAAGCCAGGTTTGATAACCAACATGAATCGCTTTCCCGACACTCGCTGTGAAATTCTCAGCACGTCTCGGATGCTGGAATAACTTGGAAAACTGAAACTTTCTCGGGCAATTGCCAAGAGTCCCTCGGGAAGAGAACGAAAGGAATAACGTTTTATCCGTCATAGCGTAATGCCCCCTAATTCCTCCAACGAAAGGGCAATTGCGTCTGCATACTTTCCAGATTTCTTACTCGCCGCTGATTTACTTCGAGTCTCTGTCTTCCGAATCTGGGCAACTCCCATAGCTTGATGCATAGCCCGAATCATCAATCCGAAATCTTCTGGTTGTAGCAACTCCACCAAATGCGGAGATGCCTGCATGTCAATCATGACTGTGCGTAGAATCGTTTGAATATTGTCGGGATCATCCAACAAATCCTTCATCGTCCTAAGCATGTCGATGAATTCTTGGGCCTCTGCCTCGGGTACAATCGCCACTTCATTTGACGGAGATTGTTGAATGAGGGAAGGAAGCACAGACGACGATTCAACCGAGGAGTGCGCCGGAGGAACCGCCGTCTGCGCGGTCTGTGCTTTCGGAACGTTGGAAGCCGTAGCCCCAACGGGTGTTGCCGCACTGACCGTATTCTTTGACTTCGCGATTAAATCCGCAATACTTGCCATTACCCCAATTCCATTTCTTTCATGAGTTGCGACATACCCTCCGAGAGGGAATTGGATGTCTTCTGTGTCCGAATCATCGTCACTTCATCGACTGAATCAATCGGAACAGGACGAACATTGGACAGCACTTTGAAACTCTTATACGTTTGCTTCTCACGTTCCATCCGCTTGCGAATCCTGGACAACTCAACCCGAATTCGTTGGACAAGGGCCGCGCCAGAACCCAACTCCGTTGTGCACTTGTATTCATGATCGTAGGCTGTACGCAACAGCCCCATCAAATGTTTCTTTGTTTCAGTCAACTCGGTCATAACGGACCCCTTTCAGTCTACTTACAATAGGCTAACAAAGATACAATGTCAAGGGTTCTTTTTGGATTGCCAGAATTTATTTAAGGTTTCAGGAGAAACGGAATACCCAGCACTCACGTATCTTGCTTGCTCCCCGAATGCCTTAAGGAATTCCTTTGCATCATTCAACACCCCAGGCTGCAAATCGGCATCAAATCGAATGAGGCAATATCGGCAGAAGACAAGGGTATCCTGCGATTTTACCCCTATCCCGAGGATGGCACCACAGGATACACAGAATACAGGATGCAGATCCGACGGCTTCATGCCAGCCAATCCAAGATGTCAAATTCAAAGAGGGTGAAGAATGCCCAGGTCCCAAAGAGTAAGACCCCGATTAACGCGCCGAGAAGAAAGAAATAGAAGTCATCCCCCAAGGCTTGGAATAATTCCCTGATGATACTTGGGGCAGTATGCCGCCATTTCATTTTACAATCCCCTACTTTTAATCCACGCAGCTTTCGCCCGCGCCACGCACGCTGTATGTCTTTTCAATCCTACGCGTGCCGCTCGCAGCGTTGTATACCTTTTCCCTGTTACTGGGCATGTGCGGATGTGCCCATTACTGTATACAGATAAGACGAAAATGCCAAAAGGTTTCCCATCTTCGGGCCATTCTTTCTCGAGTATAAGAAACATTTCAAATATCAACTTGCCATAGTTCATAACACAACTCCCTTTCTGCCGACTGCTTAATAAAGGAGCTGAGGCATACACCACAGCTCCTAAGTTAATCAGTCTTCGGATTCTTTGTCCACATCCGGGAATTCTTTCAACAATTCCCTTGGGCAATCCGGAAATGCCTTTTTCACCGGCCAATTTTCCATCGCTGTCGTCTGTTGACGCACGCAGCCAATTAATTCATCGGACTCCATGCTGGGAACCAACGTGTTTTCCAGTTGCAAGATATACTCGTACATGGCGTATATCGCACAAGGGTCCTGCGCCCGCAGAAGGAACACAGGCTCATCCTGCGGAATCAAATTGGCGGTATCTTGGATTCGTTCGTTGTAGTCTTTCCGAGCATGCTTCATTTGTTTCATCCTTTCTGTTTATACCGTGGTTACTTCCGACGGCTAACCAACCGTTGTTTCCTTGCTTTCTTCACCTTGGCCCGTTTACCCTTGGGCTTCTCATCCTTTTTCTTTTTTGGAACCAAATCAGTGAATTTCTTTGGGCTGTACGGCATTATGCGCTGCACGGCAACGCCATTATGCATCATTGCATCGATTGAAGCATTCACCCGGATAGTTTCCGTGCCACCGTCGGTCACAATCATATCTTCGTTGACGTGCAACCGCGAATCGGTATCATGTTTTGCTGCCAGTATTTCTGCGAGTGTCGGGTTCATGTCTTTTCCACCTTCTTTGGTAAAACCACGCGATACTGCCAATAAATAAGCCCACGTTCCTTTTTCTCCTTGCATCGTTTCTCGAAAGTAATTTCCACTTGTTCATCAATCAGTAACTGAATAGATTGCCGCGCCGACAAATCAATCAGCCGGCCGCTATCCAAGCCATTCGCTACGGCAGCTTGGAGAAGAATGGAAAGTCGGCCTGGCTGCGAGAAGGAATACCAACCGCCATCGGCTAATGCACACTGCCTTCCAGGTCGGAATACCGCCGCGTCTGCGGCTACAATTCGCGTGGTGATTACTTCTTTATCTCCTGGTTTCATTTCTCAATTCTCCATTTTCTTCGCTTGAGGTAACGTCGGAATCTGATCTGGATTACCCCCTTCCGCCAATTGCAGGAACATCTTCGCTTTCTCCGCAAGATTATCCCCTTTAATCCTCTGTCGATTGACTGCTTGCGCCAGTCCCTTATTGTTGTAAAGAATCACAACGCGTTGAGACGCTCTAGTAATAGCTGTATAGAGCCACTCCCGATAAAGCATACGGTGATTAGAGGAATGAACCACGATAATGACCATTGGGTATTCACCACCTTGAGCTTTATGGCAAGTAAAGGCATAAGCCAAAACAAGATTGCTAACATGCCCAACAGTAGAAAATTCTTCGACAACTCTTGTCCCATCGTATGTCTCCCCGAAATCAACAGTCACGATATGTGACGCCGCACGCTTCTTGAAATCCTCATCCTTTTCTTTCTCGCCGTCTTTTGCATTCACGCCATGTTGTGCATCAACATTCCCCATTCCTTCAAGTGTCATGAATGCCGCGTCAATATCGAATTCTCCCAGATCATTCTTTTCGATAGCCCCGAATGCTCCGTTCCGTTTAATGTCTGTTACAAATCCGATCATTCCATTAGTCAATCCCCTGTCGTTATCATTTTGCGTGACCATTACTTTATCGCCAACGGCAAAATGCGTTTTAAAATAACCAATCTGAATCAACACTCGCTTGCCCTTAATCCGCAGATCACCGACATGCACAAGTTGTTCCGCTTTCGTTGGCGGAGGATTGAAGAATGTGCATAATTTGGCATTCAACGGTTTCTGCCCCAACAAATACCCCATTTTATTCGGGTCATTCCCGTTTTGGGGCACGATGATGCCATCCGTTTCTTTGTTGAATACACCTTTATTCGTCAGAGATGAAATCACTCCCTCAACAACGAATCGTGCTCGTTCACTACCGACAGCCTCCGTTGTAATCCCGGGATGGCTGTCAACGTCAATCAGCATAAAGTTTTTCATTGATTTAGGGAAGCGACCTTGAAGAACCCGCCAAGCATTTTCAATAATCGGATTCTGTTCTTCCGTCACTTTCCCTGTATTCGGGTCGATATTCTTTTGTCGATGAATTGTTGTTAATTCAAATGACGGCCAGGCTTGTAAAGCAAAACCGAATACCGACATGCCATAGACTGGTGGAAGCTGATTAATGTCACCAATCATGATTATCCGGGTTTGTGGTGTGCACGCGGCCCATATCTTTTCCCAAAGAGGAATGTCGACCATTCCAGCTTCGTCGATAATCACGATCTTCCACGGATGTTTGTTTGTTTCATCATAGTAAGGAACAAAACGTCTGGAGATTTTATACTCCTGAATTTCTTCATCGAATACATCCGTCATTTCCGGATAGAAACCAAGCATCTTATGAATGGTCATAATTCCCGGATGATATGTCTCCGGCATTTTTTGCTTGGTTTGTTGTGTCGCCCGGCCCGTGAATGCAATGCAGGTGATGGATGGAATTTTTCGTTCTGGCCGTACCTCCGTTGATTCCTGTTCACCTTTCGAATATCGAGCGATGTTCACTTCTCCGACGGCTCCCGCAATACGGTCGATTAATAATTTCTCCAGGGTCGTCTTCCCCGTACCTGCGGCGCCTGTCATACAGCAGTATTGTTCTTGCAACATCCCTTCAATCGCGGCTTTTTGTGAGGGATCAAGATCATCCCAATCAATGTGTTTCTTCCCAGGTGGTTCCTGAATATTTGTCAGGACTAAATCAACATCAGAGTTTACAGCCAACGAAAGCGGATCGTTGGCTGTTTCTTCACTCACGCGGGCTTTTGATTTTGCGATTAGGTCAGCGAGGGTGGGCTTGTTCGTCGGTGTCAATCCCAGTCGTATGTCGGGTCCGTGTCCAGGTAGTAATCTATCATTTCCTCCAGCACCAAGGCTTCCCGCCGTTGTTGTTCCCGATCCCAGGAATCCAATTCCTCCAGGAACATCGAATCGTTCATTTCCTGTTCCATTTGTCGGAATTCTTCCAGGTCCAACTGCATCGTTTCTAGTAGCTCCCCGTATTCCTTCCGGCAAAGCCGCTTTCCTTCGTGTCGCTGCAATCTTTTCAGCAAGTGTTTGGTGTATTGCCAACTGCGGTTGCGGTTGCGGTATTGCCAAGACTTCTCGTTCCAGTACCTGCTCGTATAAATCGCCGCTTTTTTGTGTGTCCATCGACGCGTGTCCCTGCGGCGTTGCGCTCGTTTTGCTTTTTGTTCGATGAATAAGGTCTGTAAGACTTCCAGGGATAGCGGATGCTCGTTGTGGTGTTGCCGGCAGTAATGCGGCTTGCGGTTCTTTTCCGGCAATTCCGGGGTGATTCCCAAGACTCTCTCGAATATTACTTTCGTCGCTGGGAATTGAATGCTGAATTCGTAAATCGTTGGCGATATTGCCTGGAGTTGCTTCCAAGTCATTTCCTGCGTCACCATTCTTCAATGCCTCCGGGTTAAGAATTGAATCCCATTCGTCATTCCAATATTTATTAACTAATTTGATTACCCAAGGTTCTTGTTTTTCTGTATGCCGACCCTTCCAGTTTTGTAACTTGCCCAAGAATTCTTGATCTATTTTTTCCGCATTCGCTTTGGGGATTAAACCGAGGAAACGTTGGGCGATTATGTATTCCTTCACGTGTTCAATTGGCGTGTGTTCTTTAACCCATTTTTCCTTCACGTATTCAGCCTCGGATGCCATTTGCTTGCATTCATTTCTGAATATTTCTGGATCGAGGAAAGGTAATTGAGTTTTCATATACAAAGGAATGGTGTCGTTAATCCATTTGACGTCATCGGGCCATAGGTCTTTACCTGCGTTCACTTTCTCTGCCATGTATTTTCCGTGGCGGGAATGATACCCGGTGAATCCCTGGTGATCCTGCGTTACAGCGCCGTCACATTGCTGCGCGAGGTGTAACAGGGCAAGGATTGTATGATATTGCTTCCAGTTTGTCATGTTACTTACTTTTGCTGAATAATGCAGTCAGGGATAACCCAGGTTTCTTTTTATTTTCTTCATTCTTCAATTCCAAGTATGCTTTGCGTTCTTCCTTGATGCGAAGACTGTCATGTGCGAATTTCAATTCAATGTGTTTTGTTGAGACTGTAGCATTTGAGTCTTCAACTGTATCCAAATGCGCATCAAGTTTTGCGATATTCACTGATTCATACGCGGCTTTCGCTGATGTAGCCGATCCGAAAGTTTCCATCTGGGCATCGAGTAAAGCCAATCGCATGAATTCTTTCTTCGTTGTTTCCGGTTGGTCTTTGACTGCATAAGTGGCAACTGCTGCGTGGACTGCGTGCGCGGTGTAGAATTGTTTCTTCCTTATTTCCTCCCGTTGCATCCATGTTGCCTTCATGAAACGAATTAACGTGCGTAATGCAGTGTCTGAACCCATTATCTCCGGTCGCGTGATTGGGAACGGGACGAATTTCCACCCTAACTCGGCGGAAATCACTGTCGCCATTTCATTCACGCGAAGGATTAGATTGAGATCACAGTGATGACGCAGGAGTTTGAATAATACAATCTTTGATCGTTGCCATTTAATGAAATCTTTTGTGTCTTTCCAGACAACTTGTTTATTTGCATTCACTCCCATATACCGACGTTTTTCTGCCGTCCCCACTTCATCAAGGATATAAACGCAATAACCCCAAGGGTCAATATTCCGATTGAGGGCTAATTGCTTTGTGGTTTTATTCGTCCAATGAGGCGCTGTCCCGGCCATCAATAACGCGTTGTCATATAATTCCCGGCGAGACGTGAACCCCGAACGCAAATACATTGTCACCATATCCATCGACATCTGCCCAATAGGCTGCCCGGTCACACGGCAATACAGGAAAGGACATTCGCCCCCCGTTTGACCGACAGGAATAACTCCATACCGTGAAGTGAAGGTACCAGCATGCATTGGCAAGTAATCATCATAGGCCATATCATCAGGTCCACGATCCAGGAATGAGCGAACCTGCGTCCATTCCTCAATCGTCTTCCCATCCATCGCGAGGATAGACTGAATCGCTTCCTGTCTCTCCGCAACATAATACCTCCGCAACTCATCCGCGAAGAATCGGCCAAATTCATCATGCTTAATCTGCACTGGCTTCTTCACTTCCAACCTCCATACATTAATCTGGTCACTACGGGAAACTGGTCACTATATTGGGGTATTTTTACTTCCACGGGATATTAGTATCGCCGTAGTTGTGATGGCTCGGATTAAATTATCCTGGCATGCTTCTGGATTTCCGTTGATTGCAGCTTCGCGTGCTTTAACTAAGTGTAAAATAGCGCAAGAAAATGTGTGGTCATGCACATCGGTTATTTTATCCCGATGATTTTGAATCACTTTCACAGCCAGTAAAAACGTATTCATTTCAGTCTCCTTTAGCTGTATTCCCATAGTATTCGTACCGATCAAAACGCTTCGTTTCTTTTCATCTTATCATGTATACAGACCCTGTCAAGTACTAAATGCGTAATGCTCAATTATTTCATTGCGTTACTTAAATAACATTTCCTTTCAACTAACATAACATTAACATAAGACTTTCATCATTTTTTCCCCCCTCCCCTCCGTTATCCAACCACCCAGTTAACTCACGCACCAATGAATACCATGCATTCCCCTACTCCTCACAATTACTACCCCCCCGCTTAAAATTTTCAATCTAGCATAAATACACCACCCGGGAATCGCTTGGGCATGGCACGGGAATACAGGCAGTAACCACACCAGTAATCATAGCCACCGGCACAAAGGGGGGTGTTCCGGGAACTGGGGGGG